AAGATAACTAGCATTATAATCAGCATTCTGATAAGGACTATTACCTATAAACAAAATAGAAAGTAATGCAAGATTAACAAAATCATAACCTTTTGGAAGAATTTTATTAATATCATCTGAAAGAAGAAGTTCTTTTACATCTACTTCAAGTTCATCGGTAATTAAACTAGAAATAATAATAGTATTTCCCGTACTAGTATTTGGATTCCATACACGATATAATCCTATTTCTTCTCCAAAATCATAATTTGAATTACTAGCATCCGCAATAGTCAATGAATCAGCAGTATCAAATACGCCACTAGTAAGTAATTTAGCTATTGCAAATGTTACACTAGAACCTGTTGCATTAGCTATATTAATCTCGTGATTAGAAACAAATGTAATAGTTACGCCTGTCATTGATTTCTTAATTTAGTTTCGTTAAGTATATGTTCATAATTTCCACTAGTTACAGCAGCAGCTATAAATTTAGCAGTATCTTCAACTATATCATCATGTACTGATTCAGGTAAATCACAATTAACAATTGTTGGACTAGAAGTAAGTACAGCTGGTTTCTTAATATAAATCATATTAAATTTACTAACTGCATAACGATTAAGTATATCTACTTTAAGTCCTGTACTGTCAATATATGTAGCAATCAACTTCTTTTTACCACCAAATGGATTATTATTAAATGTAGCACGATCATATAAACTAATTAATACATTTTGTAATTCAGTATCATGAGTATTATTAAATCCTGCAACACCTAATGATGCATCAGCAGTATTATCTGTGTATGTAGTTGAAGAATTATTAGCAAGAGTAGTAAGAAGTTTAGCTTCATACCATTTACCACCAGCAATTGTTCTATATATTTTTCTACCAGTACAACCAGCTAATCCAAGTGGAATATTTGAAATAGCAACTTGTTTAGCAGAAGTAGCAATTGTAGTATTAGCTACTCCAGTTACAACAGCGTCTGTTTCAACTGTACCATATAAAAAAGTAACAAAATAATAATGTAGTCCAACATTAACATTACCAGCAACACCTTGACTAAGAGTAGGAGCAATTGCCGAAGGATATGTTATGCAATTATTAGGTCTTACAAATATAGAACTTGTTTCAAACCTAAAAAGATCAGTTGGAAGTGTATATAAAAGAGTATTATTATCAAAGGAAATAGGAACTAATGAATCATCTATTTTAATAAGTGTATAAATATCATTATATTTATTTAATATATCTCCATATGTAAGTATTCTAAAAGGAATTCTTTTAGTCTCATCAGGAGCATTAACTCTATTAATTACTTTTTTTACAAATTTGGCAATAGTATCATTAAGAAAATAATCCTTGATAACAGGATCCATTCTATTAGTTGGAGTAGCATTTAATGTATTAAGCATTAAATCTAATCCAATATGCATATCTGCTCTAGTTCTAATTGCCATATAAATAATAAAAATAGCCCTGACCTTTCGATCAGGGCTGTGTTAAAATTAATTACCAAGATCAGCATCAAGATTATACAGTGCTTCGGAACTCTTATCAGCATTACCAGCAGCCGTAAGACTAGATTTCCAAGCAATAAGTAGTTCCTGGAAAGGATTAGTACTTGGAAGAATAGGTCTCTGAGAAGGATTATGGAATCGTACAAGGTATGTTCCATAAGTAGCAGGAGTAGTTGTATCTACTTCACTAACTTTCGTAAATACTTTATCTCTATACTGAGGATAATTAGGATTACCTTGTTCAACTTCACAAGCATCTTCATATTCAGCTACCTGAGCAGCTGTACCATGACCAAGAGTATTAGCTGTAGTTGTAGTAACTGTAGCATCCCTGAAAAGTCCTACCATTGAAATCTGGAAATTCTTACCAGCTGTAATACGAGTAAGAACAATATCTGTGCCAGACGTTGCATTTACAACACGACTTGCATCTGCATTTACGAGAGCAATAAGAGCAGCTATTACTGTAGCTTCTGTATCACCATCTTCAATAGTATAAATATACTGCCTGTTACGTGAAAGAACATGAGCAGGTTTTGTAGTATCTGTTACAATAAAACCAGCAATATCTCCTGCCTGCATTGTAACAATATTCGATACAATATTCATAATCTTAGCTACAGGAGCTGTATATGCCTTATAGGTACAAGTAGCATTAGCTTTGATAATAATAGGACTCTGTTTCAGACCATTAGAAGTCATTGTAACAATCTGAAATTTAGCAGGAAGATCTGCTTCACTAGTAGCAGCATAATTCAATACATGATTATATGTATTGGAAGTTTCATCTTTATCTATGACCGCAAATGCACCAACAGCAAGAGAAGCTAACGAATCAATATCGTCAGTTGTAACTGTAAGACCAGATGCATAAGTATCATGAGATATCACCATTAATTGTTTCATAATACGAATGATTTAAATGTTAATTTTTACTTTGTGAATAACGAGCTTTAAACTCTTTAACTTTAGCAACTCTTTCAGTTGATTCAGAACTGAAAAAAGCAATTGCTTCATCAAGAGTATTACCTACTACAACACTAGTGTCATTTGCGTCAACTATAATAGATGTATTAGTTAATCTCTTAAGTACACCAGCAATACAATAACGTTCAATTCTAGCTCTTGTATTACTATTTTTATCATTTGCAATAGTTAGAAATTCTCTAGGATTATGATCTGCAAAAGCTTTGAGTTTAGCATCAGCATCAAGATCATCAAGTTTAGAAGCATTCTCCCCTCTAATATAGAGGATGTCCTTTACTTTATTTCTATCAGATATAATTTCAAGGTATTTTTTAGTAGCTTCAATACTTAATGTATGTTGAGCTCTTCTATTATCTTCAACTTCTTTAGGATCAATAAGTACAAAACGAATTTTAGTACTTTTATCAAGAGCATTACTAATAGAATCTTTAGCAACTTCTCTATGACCTAGACAGAAAATCCATATAAGATAATCAACTACATTAATTGGGGTAGCATATTTATACTTTTCAAATTCAGGTACTTCTTTAAGTACATATGCCATAAAAGCATCATCACTATCAATAGTAACCTTATTTTTACTAGCAATTGAAATAAGTTCATCAATAGATTTCTTTCTAGCAAGATCATTTCTATCAAAATTGAAACCTATTTCAAGATTTCTACCTCCAACTGGAACCTTAATGCTAAAACTATGCCAGTAATTAGCAACTTTCTTATACCAAGTCGGATCTTCAGCACTTGTAGAAAGAATTACTGGCATTAGACTTTTTAGCATTTGTTCGTGATTAACAAGAATTCGTGTTACAGCACCTTGAACAGAACCAAGAGGTTCTTCAAGATTACCAAATATATCTTTGTTAATTAATTTGAATACTTCAGGATTTACCTTACTAACTAGATTGATTATTCGATTTTGAGAAACCATAGTATTTATTTATAAGTTAGATTCTTTTATATATTATAACTTGGTATGCTATCTAATTAAAGAGACATTTCAAGCCAGAACGAAGTAACAGCGTTCTTAAAGTTAATACCTCTTGAAGTCATAACTTCATAAGAAGCCTTATCTTTAGTTGTTGAAAGCTGACCTTCCCTCTTTATAACGGCTTTCCATGCGTCAGGAATAGGAGTAAGACCAACATAAACACCTGCGATCTCTTCCCTTCCCTGTTCAGCTACAAGCTGAACGTTTCTTTCACCAGCATTATCAAGACTATGATCAATAAAGACAAGATTATAAGAATAAAGAGGATAGCCATTGTACATCCTACCATTCTCTCTATCTTGTTCTGCAAGTGCTCCATGATCAAACATCTTACAAGGACGAACTGTTATAATCCTACCATCAATAAGTTTATACTTATTAAAGTAAGCACCAAACTGAAGATATCCACCATCAGAAGGAGTTACAACTTTATCTCCATAAGCAAGTACATATTCAGCAGCTTCACCAAGAAGCATAGCATGAAACATTTCAGCACCACCACGTCCGGTATAGAGAACGATCTCCATAGGAGTATCATCAACTCGGTTATCAAATACTGAACGAACAGTAGCATCAAACTTACCTTTAGTAAGAACTGAGAATGTATCATAATTACCAGCAGTTTTAAGAATCTGCTTAACACCAGCACCTTTAGGAATAGGAAGATTGGTCTCTGGATCAGTAGTTGTGATTATACCAGTTGTAGTCCTGTTATATTCAGAAGTCCAAAGATCAGTTTCATCAAGCATTCTACGTTCAATCTCCCACTGTTTCAATTCAACAGGAAGCCACATATTAGTTTTACCACCACCTTCAAGATCAAATTCAATATTCGTAACTTTATTAGTAATATTACCACTAATAACTTTAGAATACCTCTGCCATCCAAACTGATTAGTAAGTTTACCAGGAGTCATCCTGTTAGAAGTTGTACCATCAGATAACTGACCAGCAACTGATGTAGCACCCATAGCCCAAGCCTGACCAGCAACAAAGTTCGTAGTAGCAACATATGCTGTAGGATCACTTGTTATAAGCTGTACAGTAACTCTCCAAAGTTTTTCTCCTTCTTTCTTTGGTTCACTCTGAAAACGAACCTGAGAAAGTTGATCAGGAGAATAAGCTGAATACTGATAATGAATCCAGTTATCTTCAAAAAATACATCAAAAGGCATAAAATTAAGACCTGGATAAGCAAGTCCCGAATCAGCAAGCGCAACTACCTTAGTAGTCCATCTCGTTCTACCCATAACAGACCAAACATACTGAGTATCATTAAGCACCGTTGGCTTAATAGATTTAAAAGCATTTTGACCCTGTGTAGTGGTAAGAAGAGGAAACATGTCACTATCTCTACCCCAAAGATAGGTAAGATTTTTACTTAGAGTAACCTGATCAATAAGACCAGTTTTATACAGTAGATTCTCATCGAGATGAGTATCACTGTTGTACTCCATTGCATAAAGTTCTCTCATACTTAAATTAAAATTAAAATTAAATTATTTAACAGGTAATACAATCTTTCCGGTCTTACCGGATGTTCCGCTTCCTCCACCTGCTGTTTTAGTAGTTAACTTAATCACTTGTTTAACTATTTTAGAATTTGCATTAGCAGATATGATTTGTGAATCATCATACTTACTAAATCTTCTAAAAGCTTCAAACAAATCGTGATGGGGTGTGCGTTTAGTATCTTCTAATAACTCATCATAATCATGCTGAGTCATTTCATATATTTTTCCTTCAATATTAAAGTTACGAGGTTTAGTAATATAATCTTTAAAATCTTTAAGACTTTTAGTAACTATTTTACCATCAGCTTCTTTAACTCTAATAATTTCTGGAAGAGTAAATTTCTTATCACCTACTATAAGTTCTTTTTTAGTAAGTGCTGTATCTACTTCATTCCAATAACGAGCAGCTTCCTGATCTTCTCTAGTTTTATTTTCCTGAATCTGTCTAGCACGAGTTGCAGAAGCTTCAGTCTGAGAAGTCTTTAAATAATTAAGAGCAGCTTCAGCATGAACTTTAAGTTTCTTATCTTCTTTAAGATACTTAAGCATATCTGTAATTTCACTCATTGAAACTCCTCTAGCAAGTTGTGCTTTAGTATAAATATCAGTTTGCTGTGCTTCATCATCTGTAAGAGTTATTTTACTATAATCTACAGTTTCAGCAAAACCATCCAAAGAACCTTTAAGAGTAAGATGTTCAATTACACTTTTAAGAACTGGAAATCTATTAAAAAGAGTTTCCTCATATTGTCTAGCACCAAGTTCTTGTCCATTTCTATGAACATCCTGAACATAATTTGTAAATCCAGGAAGAGTATTTTCATATGCAATCGGTTGATTATTCTGACCTAGTATAACTAAATTAGTAGCTTTCTGAATTTCATTTACATAATCAACATCTTCTGGAGTATTATCTGCAAGAAGTAAAGTCTGTAAATCAGCTTTTGTTTTAAAAACTTTACCATCTTTTTCAATATTACCATCTTTATTAAGAACATATTTAACTCCATCTAATTCAATTTCTGCTCCTTCAATAAGTTGAGCATCAATTTCAGTTCTTCTTGCAGCAAGTGCTGCTTCAGCTGCTATTTCCTCTGGAGTTTTCTGAGGAGCTTTAAGAGTTTCAAGTTCAGCCTTAGTCTTAATTACTTTTCCATCTTCATCTAGTGCGTCACCTTGTTCATTAACATTATAAGTGACTTCACCAATTTTAAGAGCAGTAAGAGTAGGAAGAACTGGAAGTGTTGGAATCGGAAGAGTTGGATTTCCAACAGGAAGTTTAAGTTTACTTGGAATTGCCATAATTTTAAAATTTTCAGTTAATATTCTGTTATAAGACTAAAATTAGATACAAAAGTAACTAGATTATTATTTAAAGTGGATTTTTATTTACTATATAGTGTAATAGACATCTATTTTTGTTTTGCTTTATTAGTACTAGCTTTAAGTGATTCTCTTTTCATATTTTCAGCAGAACGAAGTTTCTTTTCTTGAAGTAAATTTTTAGTATTAGCATCTCTTTGTTTAAAAGCTAATTGATCTCTTTGAAATTGAAGTTTCTTTTCACTATCATCATCATACTCAACTTGTCCTTCATCTATATCACCTTTTGCTTCAGCATTTATATGTGCTACTTCTATACTAGCATCTGCTCTAACATCAGCAACATATTTAGTAGTTTCATTAATACTCTCTTGAGTAGCAGCAGTCTGATCAGAAATATATTTTTGAGTAGCATTTCTATTCTCTTCAAGTCTAGCTTCAAATTCCTTATTAGCTTTACTTATTTCTTTAAGAGCTTGTCTTAATTCTGGAACACTATCAAACTCGGCAGCAGCAATAGCTGAATCAGTATCTCCATTCTGACTTGCATTAAATCCTATTTGTTTAAGATAATCAATTTTTTCTTTATCTAATTTAGAATTCTCTACAAATATACCATAAGATGTTTCACGATGTTCATTTAAATTAATATCAATATAAATAGATTTACCAGTAGATTTATCTATATAACTACCACGTATATTATCTTGATATGCTATCTTACTAAATTCCAAATCAGCTTCATGATCTTTTTGAAGTGCTTGATTAAACATTGTAATCATAAGTACACTACCAAGAGATGCTCTATATATACTTTCTTGCATAACTCCTTTACCAGTACTAGGAGCAACGTCACCTAGACGATTGTCATTCATATTGGCAATTTCAAGAGCTTCTTGTTTATATTTTTCTCTAAGGTCAATTATAGTTTTAAGATATTCTTCCATTGCTGGAAAATTAATAACTCTTAATCCTTGTGCAACAGTATTAAAATCTACAAGAGAATCATCATAAAATAAAGTATTATCAGCTTTAATATAAAATAATTTCTCATTCCTAGTACCCATACTATCATCATTAAGCATAGATTTAGGAATTACTTGTAAATAACCCTGATATTTAGCCATAGCTCTTTCTTGTTGAAGAAGAAGCATACGATCTATAATAACATATGGTATAAGACGTTTAGGAAGAGGATTTTGTTCTATATTACGAAGTAAACCTTTCTTACCACCAACAGGGAGTTTAGGAGACATAGTATGTTCATCATATCTCTGAACAGCACATGGTTCAGGCTTTAGATAAATACCACTTGTCTCATTACCAAATCGTTTACCTATATAAACTTCTTCAATCCAATGTTCAATTACATCATCATCTAATTCAGTACGCATATAATCTTCTGGTACTATTTCTTCATGTTTATTACCAAAAGGATCAGTAAACTTACGAATTTTAATTGGTACTTCAGTTCTCCAAATAATAGTATATTCAGTAATCTGTTCATATGAATCGGTAACATCAAATTCTTTTACAGCATTAGTATTAAAATCAGGAACTTGATTAGGATACCATGTTCTACTAGCTAACCATGTACCAGTAGTAACAAATTTACCATCTGATTTTCTAACTAATGATTCAATATGTTTCTTTTCAACATCACTAAATTTATTCCAATATAAAGATTTAATTTGACTAAGTGTAGTTTTTTTCTTAATAACGAATCCTGTATAATCTTCTACAAATTGTGAATCATTATAAATAGGAAATCCTTCAAGAGGAGATATATTATAAGTATATACTTCATTATTTATAATTTCACGATATGTATAAAATTCTTCACACGCCCACCAATAAAAGAAAGATTGAATACGTTTAGTATCGAAATCATTTAAACTATTAATAAGTTCAAGAATATTCTTTCCATTAATAGCTCTACTATCAATCCATTTCTCAATAAAATCTTTAGCAAACTTTTCAATATTAGGAAGTTCAGGTGGAGTTTGTCCACTTTGCATAGCATCTGCTTGTCCTTGATAATAATCATTAAGAAGTTTAATTAAAGCAGTTTGCATTAATTTATTTACTTCTTCTCTTACTTCAAGATCTCTACGAAGAGCAGCATCATTATTTAAAACAGTTACAGTAAATTTATAAGGTATTCCTATATATTCACCTATATTACGTTCACGAATTGTATTAATTAAATTAACATCTCGTATTTCACCTGGAAGTTTACCAACAGTTGCTTTAGTTTCAGTATCCATTATGGGACTTATAAGATACTGTATAGTAGTATTACTAATCTCACCATTAGCAGCTTTTAGCCAAGTCTCAATATTAGTCTTATCGTTAAGAGAAAGTGCTCTACCAATAAGATGATCATATGTAGGTTTATAAAATGTATCTTCTAGTTTTGCATCTCTAGATACTCTTTGATTAGGATACTCAATCATATTTAATAAGATTAGTTATATTTATATAGTCCAACACTACCTAGAAATGTAGTACCTTCTTGTGGAATATCAGGCTTTTTCTTCTTAGTTATATAAGCAAGTCTTTCAAACGTAAGAACTCTTAGTGCTGAAATTCTATCAAAATTACCTTTACTATTATATTGTTGGAACTCTAGAAGGGTAGGCAAGTCTTGTATATAATGTAAACGATACACAAAGGTTCCATTTTCATTAATATTTATAATCTCATATAACCAAGACTTTAAATTAATAATACCACTAACCGCATTATCACCTTCACCAATATAGATACCATATTCATTTATAGTAGCATCTTTAACAGCATTACCAGTAATAGCTAATGGATTCTTAATAAGTCTATTACGTTTACCCCACCTTTTGAAATCAGCTACTAATGTACCCCTATCTGTTTCAGGAAGTGCTTTAGCATTCCAATATTCACAAGCTTTAAGTGCTTCAAGTGAACAATCTTCTTGCGAATCATTTCTACGACCTACATAAATACCTTGTATAATATCCCCAGGAATACCTAAATTATTTGGATAAGACACTACATAAATAGCATTAAGAGAGTTTTTAGTATTAACTTCTTTTATTGTTTTATCTTTACCTACACTATCTATTACAACATAATAAAGGTTATCTGGAACAATTCCATTTACACGGAATGGTTCATGAAATATTCTCCAAGCACCATATACATCATCTTCTTTTTTAAATGGAACATTTGTTATATAAGGATGAATACGTTCTCCACTAGCTTTAAGTTCATCATTAGTTAAAAAAGTAACTGTTGGTTTAATTATAGAAGAAACCTTATCTTTAAATTTAATATTAGCTTCTTCATCTTTCTTCTCAATATCTTTATCTGTAAGATTTTTAGCAACAAACTGTCCTTCACGATATATTATAGTAGATTGATTAGCACGAACAAATTTAACATGTTCATTCAATTCAGTACTACTAAATATATTATCTACTTCAATATTAAATGCTTCGCTTGGAGAGTCAGCTCGCTGAGAACAATAAATAGCATAATCATCAGCAGCCATACTTTTAAGTTTACTAAGTTTATCTTCTTTATTTATAAGATAACTAGTAGTAACAAAACTATTTCCATTTTCATCAAGATATGGTTCATAATTCCACATTTGAGGATGAAAGAAACCACAAACATTATGCCTCATACCTACATCCCATACATTTTCAAAAGGCATCATCTTATTAATAGCAGGACCAAAAAAAGCATTACTAAAATCAATCCAGTTAGCATCTTTTGTTCCACCAGTACCATATACACGAATAATACCTACTTGTTCATTACCTACTTCAGTAGCAGATAAAGTAACGTTAAGTGTCTTTTGAAGCAATGGATTAACACCAGCTTCCTCAAAATCTATTTCAACCGCAGCTTTACCTACAGCAGCATTTGGATTATCACGATTACTAACACTTAATGCTTTACTTCTAAATCCATATTTTTTATTACCAGTAGACTTTAATTTATATCCTAGTTCAATCTCTTCAAGATTCTCACTAAGATAACCACGTCTCCAAAATGTTTTAGTTTCATACCAGTCAAGATTAGTCTTTAACATAGCACTTGTAGCACCTGGTTCAGTAAGATAAGCAGTATCATATGCAACAAGAACTATTGTAACACTTGGATTAAGATTTATAGTATTAGCACTTTGACTACCACGTTTAAATGAATATCCTTTACGTCTAGCTTTTCCTTTACAAAGATGAAAATTATTTAAAGTAACAAATTCATCAACTTTAAAATTCCAATAATCTCCATCCCAAAATCTAGGAAAACCCTCAATAAATTTAGCCTTTATTTTACCTTCTTTAATAAGTTGTTCACGTTCTTCTTTAGTAGGAGTCCTATTGATACGACCGTAATTAAGATAATTATAATGATCACCGGTAATACGTAAAGGATGAAGATAAGAAAGTTTTTCATGTGGAGCAGCATTATTATAAGCATCAATATCTTTACGGTATAACTTACATGGAGCAGTCATACCATTTCTACGACGTTGTGTTTCAGTTTTCCAAAATAGTTTATAACCAATAGTATTTGGTTTATGAGTACAATAATATCTATCAAGAGGATTCTTAGAACTAGATTCATAATTTCTAGCAACTTCTGTAAATAGATGAGTATTAACAAATACAAAATCTATTTTCATAAGAAAACCACTACTATCTCCTATAAGAAAATCTTCATCCCTATCTATATATCCACCTTTATTAGCAGGAAGATAAGAACTCTTATCTTCAAATATATAGTCAATAAAAGGATGAAGTCCTGATATATATTTTGTAACTTCTGAAGAAATCATTTATATGAAATAGTTTTTTTAGATATAGTACTAGCTAGAACAAATTCTTCTTCATTAATCCAAGCATTTCTATATTCACCATTATAAAAATACGAAATTTCATAAATAACTTTATTAAATCTAATATTAATAGCAGTTATAATAGCAGAAAGTTTACTAGATTTAGTAACAACTTCTGTTCCACATGAATATACTAACATATTAAAAATTCTTATATACAGTTTCAAACTCAGGAGTAATATCAATATCAAGAGGATTCTTATTCCAAGTCTCACCTTTATATATTCCAAATAAATCATCAAATATAACTGCTATATATTCAGAACAATAAAGTCTACGATCAGCACGATCATGTTTAGGACCAATCCAAAATCCAGTAAGAATCATAATCATCTGATATATAAAATTCATAAAATCATATTTATGAGGATTAGCAAAATAACTTGCAGCTACTTTACTAAAATGTTCAGGAATTTCACCTTTATATCGTTTAATTATTACTTTTCTTTTAGCAATATAATTAGATGCAGTTTTAGTAGCTTCGACTCCTTTTGCGGTAGCTTCAGATACCATCAGAACCCCCCATAGAGAAAGAATGCATGCTGCATGGTTGGTAATAGCTGTAACTTCATTATAACCTCTACTACGTTTATAATACCTCATAAAAAATTGAATAGCTCTTGGAAGCCAACTGTTACTTCTAACTAGAATAACATCACCAATTTTAGGAACATAATTTGTTTCCATAGTAATTTAATTTTCAATAGCATTATCTGGATCCATACTTTCAGGTTTTTCTTCACCACCACGAATAACTTGAATAATTTTTTCTTCTTCTTCAAGTAAACTCATAGCTTCACGAAGTTTCTTAACCTGAGCAGGTACATTAGTAGCTATATCTATCAATTGTTTCTGATAAGTAAGCACTTCATTAATTTGATCACGAGTAAGTGTAGGAAGATCCATAGTAGCAGTTAGATTCTGTTCTATCTTCTCAACAACTTTTTCATTAAGGGCAAATACACGAATAAGAGTTTTAATAGCACGTTTAGTAGGAGAAAGACTCTCTTTCTCATACTGAAGCATAAGTGCTTTAACTATATCATCTGGTTGATACGTATCTTCTAATCTAGCTTCACGAACTGCATATTTATGTGATTCTATATCACTAAGACCATTCTGTGCAGGAAAAGCTTCAAAATCACATTTAAAATAAACATATGCAAATTCACGAAATGCATAATATTTAAGACGACCATCTGGATCACCAGGAATCTTTCCTCCTCTATCACGAGAAAGAATCTTTTTTATATTAGGATGAAGTGCTATCTCTTCTTTATTAAGAGTAAGCACTCCATCTGTCATTTTAAAGAATTTCATTTATTTTTTAAGATCACCCATTACATTACGTTCAATTCTTTCTTTAACTCTAGCTTCTAACCAATGAAGTGCTTCTTCCATTTTAGTTATAGCAAGAGCACCTTCACGACTAGGAAAACGTTCATTTAGTTTCTTATGACGATCAATAAGAGCAATAAGAAGTTGTTCAGATTGAAGTCCAGGAAGAATAGAACCATCTTCTTCTTTTTTAATAAATTGAATACATTGTGTACTATTAATATATTCAGTTTTTCCATTATTAAAACCAAGACAGTTTGTAAGTTCATAAAAATGAGCACCACCATAGGTATCATCTTCTAGAACTTTTACAGTGATTTCATCACTAGGAAATACTTTACCAACTTCTTTCATTTTGTTTACAGTTTAAATTAATACTTTATTTATTTAAAGAAGAAATTATACATTTAGCAATCATAGTAGCAACTTGATCTTGTTTCTCATAATATAGTTTCATATCATTTTCATTTGTAATAAAACATACTTCAATAAGTATATTCTCACAATTAGGAGTCATAAATATAAGTCTACCTCTAGCAGAATCAGCTTCTGTCTTAAGACCACGATTACGAATACCTAAAACTTTAGATATGTTATAACTAAGTAGATTACCTAAGTGTTTTTCAAAATCACTAGATTTAAAAGGAATTAGAACTTCAGTTCCAGTTGCAGTTTTATTAGCAGCATTAAAATGTATATCAATAGCAATATCTCTAGAATTAAGTGTTTTAATCATGTAAGCAACTGTTTCTCTAGTTACATTACTATCTATATCAATAATTGGATTAGTACCAAGGCGGTTTAATTCAGAAACGATCTTTTTACGAAGTGATACAGTAAGTTCTCCTTCAAGAATTCCATCAACACCTAATGCTCCACGATCACGTCCTGATACATTACTATGACCAGCACTAATAAATATTTTTCTAGGAATAGGATTAAGTAAGGTTGTCATAATATATTATTTAAAAAGAGATAGTTCTTGTTTTAGTTCTCTATTTGAGAAATGATGAACAAACATTGCTTCTGCAAAATGTTTATAATCCTGAAGTTGAATATCATTTATATATTCTACAGCATCAGGAGTTTCACGAATTTGATAAATAAGATTACCTATATTAATTAAACCAAATTGTTCAAGTAACCAAGCATATCCAGATACTTGTAGATTGTAATGTACACCAGTACTATCCGCAAGAAATTGAAGAGGATGTTTCATATACTTATTAGTATATATAAAGTTATTAGTAGTTTTACCTTCCATATCCTTTTCAAAATATCCACTTTCATATCTAATATCATCTTTATTAGTCTTCCAGTCTATAATAATAAATTGTTTATCTTTTACAGCTAGAAGATCAATTTTACCAGATATAAGAAGTGCAATATTATAAACACCTATTTCAGCATAGAATTTAAATCCAGCATTATGTAAAGTAACAATAGCATTATATATTTTAGGATACCTAAAAGCTATTCCACTTTGTATAAACCAATTTAAATCTAATTCACCATATTCTTCACTTACAATATCATCAATAGTAAATAAACGATCTTGAATGTAATCAGTACCAGCTATAGTTCTATATTTAGTACCACGTTTAAATTTATCTTCAAGATAATCATGTTTAATACTACCATTTTCAAGAGCTATTTCAGTAGTATCTTTCCAACTTAATTTTATTTCTTCTGCTGTTTTACCTTTATATTTAAGATACTTAGGATGTGCTGGATTACGACCAATACGTTCACAAGCTAAAGCTATTTTATCTGCTTCAAATTGTTCATAATATTTACTTATGACGGTAGTAACACTAGTATATGTATTACCTCTGTCATCAGTATATTTATGAAGTCTTTCGTCAAAGTATATAGTAGGACTCATTCTTTATTACGAAAATTAGGATTTACAGTACTGCCTTTTCCACCAACCCCCTTAAAATAAAGAGGTAATATGATGTCTCGTTTCTTAGCATCAATTTCTTTTAATATAGCATCAAATATAACAGGATCAACTTCTTTCATATTTGTAATATGATACTTTTCTTTTACTTCACGTTTAATCTCTTTAGTCGCTTCAAGTGTTTCTCTATATTGAAAACTACCTATCACAGGAATAGCAATATTCTTTTTATTACCTATTGCGTTAGCTACACTTCTATTCTGAGAATGAAGTATTTCTTTCAATATAAATTCTCTATCTGCATCATTATATCTAGTACGATATCGTCTAACATATCGTCTAGCAGGAGACTTATGTGAATGAAAAAATTGTAGAGCCGAATTAACGGCATCTACAATCTTATCAAAAATAGTATCATCTATTTTCATTTACAGACTATGAGCTTTAATTTGAAACTCAGGAAACATTCCATACTGTATTACATTAACTTTAGGAGTATCTTTAATAGCAGTAGTAAGCTCTAGAGGTTTAAGTTTTCTATAGAAATCTTCCAATTTAGTAATACTTCTTTCATTACCTGGAACTTCTACAACTTCATAATTCTGTTGAATCTGAAGAATAATCTTTTCTCCAAGTGTAAGATCATTAACCATTGGTCCAATACCAGCTACAGTAAAATTAACATCACCGTCATCAAGTGAATCTTTTTTACCACTAGTTAATGCCATTACACTAACTTCAAATTCCATCTTAACAAGTACATTATTATTTCTAGGTACAATAGTAACTAGAGATTTACCAGCAGGTTTAAATTGTTCGTCCATTTTAAATTAATTTAGTTTGACAAAATAGATTACATACAAAGATAATAAAAATACAGTTTGCAAGTATATTTTAGTCGAAATTTATATTCAATGTAGCTATATAATATAAAGGTATATTTTGAGTCAATTTTAATAAGTATTACCAGCATTAAAAGAAAAAGCCCTAGTAGTAGTTCTAGGGCTTAATCTCAAATCTCCATGACAAACGTAAAAAGAAAAATGTTTAAATAGGATTAATTCAACTCCATGTGGCAAAAATGGTTCAACGAAAAATTAATCAGAAAAGAATATGTAGAATCAGCACGTACAACCTTATTAAAACAGAAGTTTATTTTATTTCAGATCGTCCTATAATTCAGTAATAAGCTCAGTACTGAAGTCAGTACATATTACAGTACATAGTACAGGACTGTTTGATTGTTTTATATTCTTATTGATTTATTATTTATATTAATATAATATAAAGTTATAAAAAAAAATTCATATATACAAAATTATTTTTGAATTATTTTTGTAGTACTATAATTATTTTATTGAAAAGAGAAAAAGGAGTAAAATTAAGAGTACTTGTATTATTATGCTTATTTCTACTGTCTTTACTATGATTAATTACATCTAAAGCAATACTTACAGTATTACTAAAATTATATCATAAATTATTTAAAATTATTTTATATTATATACTCAAGCTGGTGCTCCACAAAAGTCCACTCCAAATGCTAACACCCCTATTATTGTACTTCTGATATTATACCCCGTCATAATTTTGATACTATGATTCCCAAAAAGTTTACTTCTGATATTAAACAAATTGTAAAATATACTCTAAATAGAAATACTATAGTAATATATTAAAAGATGATATTAAATTTGATAGTAAAGATGAAAAGAATAGTTATAATAGAAAGATAGTATTGTAAATGAAGTTGTAGTGAATGATATAGGGAATATAAAAAGAGAGATAGGAGATGTAATAGTGAATGTGATCCTCCTAGTTCAACTCCCCCACGCTAATATCTGACAAAGAATGTCCCCGTCAATGTTAAGAGAGGACATTCTAATAAATTTCTAATTATTAATTTAAATCTTAAACACAATGAAAACTACTAATTCTTGTCTGGTTAATTATCTTCGTATTTATCCTCAGCCAAAACCTGTTGAATCGACAGTTAACCATGTTAAAAGTCTGAGGTATGGGGCTCTTATTCTCTTCAAACCTATTCCGGGTGATCCAAGTGGTACTACAGCCCTTCAGCTATCTGATAAACAACTAGACAATTTGTGTCAGATTGCTGGTCTCAACGGCACTGGTGCTCGTACATGGAATCGCCTTGTTAAGTTTGTTGGCGTTTGTAAGAGCCATGCTGTTATCAGTATTGAACCTCATAAGAAAGGGGATACATACATCGGTACTGATAAGCTTGAGCATGAATATACCAAAGACGGTGTTAATCCTACCATTGAGAGTATTATGCTTCCCGAAAAGGTCACTGATAAACTCATTGATGCCGCTGTTGAAGAGGAACTCAATTGGGACAAGATCGAGCAGAGTATGCGTGATCTACTCAATGGTGTAGGTGCCAAGGTTAATCTTACCGCAGAACAGAACAGTAAGGATGCTGTTGAAGAGCCTGAACCTGATAAGATACCAGTTGATGCCACTGTAGCTGGTAAGTAATTGCCTTTCCTTGCTGACTAAGAGAGTACCACACTCGGTACTCTCTTTTTTATTCGGCAATGTGGTTCTAATAGTCTTTTAAGCACTTAATATACTAAACTTAACACAAATGTCAATAATACTATTGAATGGTGATTATGCAACTGAAGTTGTTGTTCCACCTATTTATCCTGAAACACAAGTTGTTATTAAACAACGTAGTAAATACACTGTTGTTTGTCTTAATGATGAACTGCTTGCAATGGTTAATATGCCTATAATGAAGGTAGTACGTGTTCTTAGAACTATTTATCCAAAACATCAATTTGAATATCATGTTTAAGCCTTTCAATCCTCCTAAATATTCTACAAAGAAGAATAATAATTAT